CAATTGAATAAGACACTCATTATCTTCAGGAATATCATGAATTTGAGTTCTTGGATATTCTGGAAATCGATTTAAAAATAATAAAAAACTTTTAATATATGGCCAAAGATCTCTTTCTAAATTATAAAATAGTAAAGGTACAGCAGCATCATTAAAAACATTAAAAAGAACAGTAAGATGATTTAAAATTAAATGAATTTTTAATTCACCTGTATTTTTATATCTTTTCAAAAGACGTTTAATGTATTTAATTCTTTTCAAGTCGTCCTCAAAATCTTCTCTAGTCAAAGCTTGAGGATTATCGTAGAATTTTATAGCAAATAACAAATAATTATCTTCATTCAATTCATCAAATCTCATACATCAATTATTGTGCCGTAGGATATGGAATACCATCAGTACTAGATCCAGCACCAATGTTGTTATTAAATCCTGTATTAATTCCAGACATTGCAACTAAAGTTTCTTTTTTAACTCTAAGATTTCCAGCGTTGTCTAGATAAGTAGTAACACCTACCCATCCTTCATGGGTTACTGCATATTGCGATGTAACTATCGGACCAGGATTAACTCCGTAAACTAAACTATCTCTAGATAGTCCCGTTCTTCTTTGATATGTTGAATCCTGGACAGTATATTTGGGAAGTTCACTTACATAAAAAGTAGTTCCACCAATTGCTACACCATTTAGACCAACAGTAGATCCAATTGTAAGTGATGTTGTGCTTGCAATACTGACAATTACAGCGTCTCCAAAATAAGTTCCAGCTCCACCTCTAATACCAAAACGAATTACATCACCTGTTTTAGCAGCACCAACATTTCCAAAACTTGTTCCAGATCCAGTTACAACACGGGTTGAATAGTCCAGAGCTACTGTCCCGCCTGAACCCACATTATCGTTTCTTCCCCAAAGAGACATGTTACTTTACCTGTAAATTTCTTTATTATACTGATATTTATAAAAAAAGGAGACCTTAAGTTTGGTCTCCTTATATTTAACTCAAGAAGTTAAATCTTTAGCACCCCTATTCTTCAGTTGTGCTTGTACCTGAAGAAGAATGAGTGAAAGAATACCGTTTGATTTTACCTTTGGGTTTGCCCCAAGTGCTTCCGAAACTGCAAAAAGAACAGTTGCGATAAGTGCCTGATTTGCTAAACACCAAGCGACTAGTGCCGACATAATGACCTCCGTATGAAGAGTATCCTGTCTTATTTATGCTTGGGCAACCATTACAATAGGATTTTTTGCACCTCTATATCTTTCCGCAGTTTTTGCAAGATTGATTGCAGTTGGAATAGAACGAGGATCTGGATTTTTATCCTTAATATTCATTTTGTCCGCATTTTCATCTTCACAACCACAATCAGACGCTTCTTTCATTGCTTGCTTACGAATTGTAGCAAAATAAACTTTTTCCCCCTGCTCTGCACCATACTGTTTTTTCATCGATGCTTTCATTCCAGAAGGATCATATTTTGCTTTTAATTTTTTTTCCTTCTTTTTTGCTGTTTTGGTCATCTTTTTTTCTTGAAGCATTCCAAGAAATTTTGAATATCCAGTTTCGGAAATCATTTCACCTTCAAGTTCATGATGAGACATCAATTTTGTTTGAGAGTTATCAGTTGGATTTACAACGATTTTATTTTTTTTAGTTGCAAAGTCAATTGTTGTAGAATTTGCATCAGGATTAACCAATTGCGAATCAGTTTGAGGCAAATTTGATGTTGCTGCAACCTCTCCGATAAATTCTTCTTTTACACTTGAAGTATCTTTACCGTCAGGGACTCCTCCCCTTTTACGCTGAATAGCGTTGTGAACCGCACCACGATACTCTTTTGCACCGCTTTCTACTTTTCCATCACCATCATAATCTCTTTTTGCTTTTTGACCTAAAACTTCTGCAGTTTTTTCTCCACGCTTTTTCTCACCTTCATATGGAGTTCCATACTCGGTCATCTCAACTTCAAGACCTTTTGCTCTGAGTTGATTAATTTTTTCACGAGTTGCATATCTTACATATGTAACTTTAGTATCTTTATCAGTTACTCTAACTTTATATTTTTTAGATTCTGCTGAATTATACTTATTAAAGTGTGCTTTTTCTTCTAAATCCAATTTAAGTTGATCAACATCAACGACTTCATTTTTCTTCTCTACAAAAACCTTATACAATGCCTTTGCCATTGAATCTGAAGCAGATCTCTTCATATACATTTCAAAATTTTCTGCTTGCATTCCACCACCACCGAAAAGTTTTTTTCTTACTTCTGCCTTTTCTGCTTCACTCATGTTACTGTTTTGCATAAACTGAGAGTATGCACTTTGAAGCGTGAGTTTTTCTCTTCTAGCACGATAACGAATATCAGAAGCGGCTTGACTTATTCTTTCTTCTGGTGTTTTTTCACCACCCCCACCTCTTTCTTTGTCCTCACCTGCAGATGGTTTATTTCTTTGTGGTTTTGAAGGAGCAGACATTTGTGCCTGCGGATGCTTTCTTGCAGGAAGATCTTCAGCAATATGCTTTTTCATGAGAAGAATTTAACGTTTTACTTTTTTCCTATTTTTATTTATCATATTTACACCATAAGGTTTTCCACCAACTTGAAGATTTTTTGCACCAGTTCCTACTGCACCTGGAGTCATCATCGCAGCATACTTAAAAAAACCAGTAGTTCCAACTAAGGTATTTGGTTTTCCAGGCAATCTCATCATTCTTGACATTGATTTTTCCGAATAAGATTCTTGAACATCTTTAATCCAAGATTTAAACATCATTCCATTTTCAGTAACACAAATCAAATAATTTGTACCTCTACGAATAATGCGTCCATTCAACCCCGTATTCAAATTTTCAACAAATTGCCCAACTTTAAAAATGTTCTCATCAATATAATTTTCTCTCAAAGATTGTTGATCAAATTTTGGTGCAATCTCCCAAGTATTATAACCCTCTTGTTGAATTTCTTGAATTCCCATTCCTTGACGAACAAGATCAAATAGTTCAAGTGCTTGCTTATTACGAACTCCCTTAGGAAGACCTGCACGGAATGTCATAAAATCTCCTTCGGCAGCAGCAAGCCTCAAACGAGATGCTGATACACCTTCAACACCTTTATTACTGTCAGGATCTCTGTCTCCAGAGGAAGTAACTTCGATTCCATCAAATTGATAAAGTTGTCCATTATAATCATTTGACAATCTTTCAAATTCTTTAACTCTGTCAGCACCACCAACGATTCTTACATTAGCATATCCATCATTGTGTGCCTTTTTAAGGACATCAAAAATAGTTCTAAAGTTTGGATCATTGACAATTCTTTCACTATGATCAGGGAACATCCTTCTCATATATGAAATCTTAGTATCAGGATCTAGAGGATTTTTTTTCTTATCCTGACTACGAGAAGGAACAATCAAATAATCTCCACCATCTTCCATCGCTGCCATTGCTGCAGTATCCATCAACTGCTGATGCCCAACTGTTGGTGGATTAAATCGACCAAAAGCAATTGTAAGAGTTCCTTTTGTTTTTTCTACTGGAAGATAGCTAGATGGTGGCGTTTCTTGGGCAACTTGTTGTTCTGGTGCAGGTTGCTGATCTACAGGAATTTGTTCTTGTGGAATTTGTTCTTGTGGAATTTGTTGCGCTGCGGATGCTGATCCCAAAGGGATATTTTTTTCAAACTCAGATTGCTTTGGATCTTTTCCACCAACAACCTGTCGCTTGTTGTAGAACTTCAGTTGGTTACCCACTGTTTTTGCTTCGAATTCACCAGTGGCCCTATTATACCACCCCCCATGCCCATCGCCAACAAGTCCAAGTCGTTTTGCCTGAACTGATGCGGAAGTTGCTTCTGAGATAAATTGAAGAAAACTTTTCATTCTATACTTTTATATTGTTACAGATATGTAACGATATTAACCTATTTACTATATATTTATTCTTTATAAATGCCCAAGAGAGGACTTGAACCTCCACGCCGAAGCACATGATCCTAAGTCATGCGTGTATACCAGTTTCACCACTTGGGCAAATGGAGTGTAAGGAAATTGAATCCTTATTGCTGGAATGCAAATCCAGAGTAATAACCGTTATACGAACACCCCAATAAGACCATTATATCACCGAAGTGGCATAAGGTCAAATAGTTCAGGATGAAGTTGACCATACTTTCTCATCAGTTCACCTGCCTTTGCATTTGCCCGATTTTCAATTGAACTGCCAGCAAAAGAACTTTTACGCTCTAATCCTTTTTCCATATTTTGCTTATAGTGGACAAATTCATGGGCAAGTGTTCTCAGAATATCCATAGGATGGCGATTAATTATACTTAGGTAAATAACATTATTTTTTGTTATTTCTCCAAATGCTGCATTTCTTTTTGCATAATCGGCATCATCTATGAGAATGACTGGAATATCATAAGTAAGACGCAATTCTCTTTTTAAGAAGACAATAAATCTTTTGAGAATTGCATCAAATTGAATTTTTGTGGTTGGTCTTCCTTTTCTTTTACCAAGAAGAGACATATTTTTTGAAATATTTATCAAACGCCGAGCACAGCGCCAATACCATCATCAATATCTTGAATGACTATGCGAATATCAGTGATACGCTCAGGGACGTGTTCATAACTATAACCTCGTTGTGCCTCAAACAGAACTTGACGAACTGCGGCAGCACAACGGGAATCCATTTTGACTGTTACTTTTTTATCTTTAGTCATCGGTCGTCAGCAGCACGGTTTTCAGAGAAGTAAACATCAAAAGCACCTTCAGGATAACGCTTGAGAAGTTTTTGGACATTACGAGCAACTACATCATCGAGAGTCACATCAAGAGCAATACAAGCTTGAGCAACATACCACATAATATCACCCAGTTCGATAATCAGGTGTTCGCGGTTGTCTTCATTATATGGTTTACCTTGAAACACCATTTTCTTTACGATTTCCATAAACTCACCGCCTTCGGCATTGATGCCAACAGAGGCAGTCAGAAGTCGTTCAATATTAGCACCTTTTTCATCCAGTTGAACCAGACGATCAGAAAGTGCTAGAAAGTCCTTTGATGCATCAGAAGTTACGGCATCGACAAACTCGGCATACTTATTAAAATTAACGTGTTTAGTTTCCATTAAAATTTAAATCCTTCGAACGACTTTTTAGGTTTTTTATCTTCAGTGTCATTATACTCGTCTTCGTTACCAGAGTCAAGTATGTCTTTTTGTGCTGACTGTTCACAATCATATAGTCTCATTTTAGCACGATCAATGCCCACAATGAACCGCTTGTAAATCGTTGGGTCATTATATCGGTTCTTCAATTGCTTCACCATAATCTGTCCCAACTGCTCAAGTTCTTCTGTACTAATAAGGGCAAACATAAGATCAGCAGTAGCAGGGAGACCAAAGGACTCACTAGTATCAGTAAGTTCAACATCACTACTACCAAAACCTGAACGGGTGGTCTGAGTAGCGGAGACAATCGGGACATTAAACTCCACGGCGAGTCCCCGAAGTTCCTCAGCAATTGCCTTAATATACGAATATGAATTGACAGAAAGGTTTGACTTATACCTGCTGGAAGCACATATGTTAAGGTAATCAATGAAAATAATATCAGGTCTAAATGACTTCTTGAGAGCAAGTTCATTGAGAAGTGCCTTAAAGTGACCAGAGTGTGCGGAAGCAGTTGGGTATTCTTTGATTACCAAAGAACCTTGTGTCTTCTTCGCAATACTATTTACTTTGTTCTCAAACGTTGAACGAGGCAAATCAACCAATTGCTGAATCGGGACATTGAGAAGGTTTGCATCAATCCTTTCTGCAATTCGCTCTTCTGCCATTTCAAGAGTGATATAGAGAACGGACCTGCCTTGCAGTAAGACGGAACTAGCCAAATGACACATGAATAGCGATTTCCCAACGCCCGTCCCAGCGAGAGCAATATTGAGAGTCTTATTAGGGAGACCACCCTTTGTGATTTTGTTGAAATATTCCAAATCAAACTCGATCTTATCTTCTTTACGGTGATAAAACTCATATCGCTCCTCATAGTTTTGAAGATAATCGTGTCCGATATTATTATCAAAAGATACCGCTAAAGCATCAGAAAGAATGCTGGGAATAGCATCCCGATTCTTTTTTTCATTATTTCCGTCAGCAATATGAATTGACTCCATAAGTGCCAAATAAATTGCACGATCACGACACCATTTTTCTGTTGTATCAAGCAACCACTGAGAATCTACTGGAAAATCACTGAGTATTTTAACAACTTCCCGAATCTCTTTAATTTCAGTTTCATTCAAATTAGTTCGGTTTTCTATCTCAATGTTAAGTGCTTCAGTTGTGATTGATGAACCATATTTAACAATGAATTGAACAATCTCCTCAAAAATGACTTTTTCCGCCTTTTGCTCAAAATAATCTGGTTGAATAAAAGGTATGACTTTGCGCGAATATTCTTCATTAAAAACTAAATTTCGTAAGATTGTTTGTTCAATTCGTTCCATTACTTATAATGCAAATAGGCACTCATAATATACTTTGATCCACTTATAGGTGGATCCCCACGATGAGGATACATCCAAAGAGGTGGGAACATTATAAGTGTTCCCTTTCTGGGTTGGACAACAAAATCTTTAAATATTGTTTGTCCTCCCGTTTCAACATCATTTAGATACCACATAAAAGATAAAAATCTTCTTGCAGATGCATGATCTACAACATCTACGTGAGTATCAAAACGATCATTTCCACCAGGATTGTACTTCTTTATACGAAATTGTTCAAGAGCGTGTTCCTTTGGAAATACATTTTTATTAATAAACTCATAATACTTATCACGATATTCAAATATTTTTTTAATGATATGATTATGAACTTGACTAACTTCTGGAGTAAGTTCTCTATGCTCAGTAAAATTTAACTGAGTAAAATTTGGTTTTCCCTCATTGTCATATCTTTCATGTTTATCAGGTATCTGATCAAATAAAGAAATTAAAAAATCACAAATATTTTCTTCAAGAGCACCTTCATAAACATGAATTAGATCATTTAATTCATCCATAAGAAAACTGTTCTTTTGCAATAGCATCAAGTTTTTGCATTACATCTTCAGTGAAGTACTTATCTGAATTTTTCAGGATTTCTTTTGCATAAAGTTTTTTACCATCAATCTCATAACGGCCCGCAACATTCTTCCAGAGTCCGCCGAGTTCCCCGAGTTCCAGAAGACCATAATAACGATCAAGACCCCGATCATCATAGAATAAACGGACTTCAACTTCTCGATTCTCTTTACTCAAACGCGATTTAGCAGTCTTAGCTTTGATAATATTGCCGACCACTTCTGTTCCATCCTTTTCTTTCTTTTTGCTGAGATAAATGATCGTGCTTGCTGCGTACTTGAGTCCAGAACCTCCTCCCATTTCTTTAGTTGGTACGTAAGCTCCGATGACATCGTATGTATGATTTGTGACAATGAGCGGGACATTTGCTTGACCTAGTTTGAGTGTGAGCATTCGGAATGCACCTTTAACAAGTTGAGATTTAGTCATATCTCTAACTTGCTTATCATTGAGTGCATCAGTAATTTCTTTCTCGGTGGAAAGCATACCAAGAGAATCTAACACAAACATA